CCAAGCCGCATCGGTACGCCAGCAACGTGACGATAAGCTATCTAAATGCGATTGGACACAAGTTGCTGATGCGCCAGTAGATAAAGCAGCATGGGCAACATACCGTCAAGCCTTGCGTGATTTGCCTAAAGAAGCTGGCTTTCCTTGGGATATGGCTTGGCCTACTGAACCAACAAATCCTGCATAATAAGCTAGGTTTTATTTAAAGGAATAGTATGTTTAATTTGAATTTGAACGAAGACGAAGTTGTTCTTATCCTTCAATCTTTGAGCATGATGCCTAGCAAAATTGCTGCTGTATCACAAAAGGTACAAGAGCAAGCTGTAGCTCAAAAGCAAATCATCACCGGTTCCCCTTCTGCTACGGTGGCCCCCGTTGAGACCGTTGAGGTCAAAGAATGAAGATAGCTGTCTCGGCTATTTCAAAAAATGAAGAAGGTTTTGTAAAGCGTTTCTGTGAATTAGCAAAAGACGCAGACTTGATCTGTATTGCTGATACTGGAAGCACAGATAACACCGCTTCATTGGCCCGTGAATGTGGTGCTGTGGTGCATGAAATTTGCATCACACCTTGGCGCTTTGACCATGCTCGAAATGCTGCTCTTGCTCTGCTTCCTAAAGATATTGACGTTGTTATCAGCCTTGACCTTGATGAAGTGCTAGAACCTGGGTGGCGTGAAGAGATTGAACGTGTATGGGTAGAAGGTACGACTCGCCTACGCTACAAGTTTGATTGGGGCTGCGGCATTTCCTTTTACTATGAGAAGATTTTTGCTAGACACGGTTACTTCTGGTGGCATCCAGTACATGAATATCCTCGATTCGACCAACGAATTAATGAGGTTTATGCCCACACCGATATGCTTTTGGTCAGCCATCATCCTGATCCTAGCAAGTCTCGTGGTCAATATATGCCACTATTGGAATTGTCGGTAAAAGAAGATCCTACCTGCCCTCGTAACGCCTTTTATTACGCTAGAGAGCTAACTTTTTATAACCGCTGGGATGAGGCTATAAAAGCCCTACATTCTTACCTTGGGATGCCACAGGCTACTTGGCAGAATGAGCGGTGTTATGCCATGCGTTTACTTGGTAAATCTTATCAAGAAACAAATGACTATTGGGCTGCGTTAAAATGGTATAGATTAGCTTGTGCTGAAGCGCCAATTACCCGTGAACCTTGGGTAGATTTATCCTTGTTTTCTTATATAAATGGGATGTGGCTAGAGTGCTATACAGCCGCTAAACAAGCATTGAATATCACCAATAAGGAAGAAGTCTATACCGCTGATCCTAGCGTATGGACTGAGAAGCCTTATGACCTTGCCAGCATCGCTGCTTGGAATATGGGGATGAAGGACGAAGCTATTGAATTGTGCAAAAAGGCTTTAGAATTTAACCCAACTGATACTAGACTTATCAATAATTTAGAAAAAATGGTAACTTAAATGAGTGACTATTCCCGTGTCCGTACGCCATTCGTAAACATGAGCTTTACGCCAGATGTGCCAAGTAATGCTCTTGGTCCGAATGAGTACAACATCGGGCTAAATGTTGAGTCAGACGTGCGTGGGGTAAAAAACGTAGATGGTGAAGTTAATGTGCTATCTAATATCCCAGGTACTGTCATTTATATGGCTGGCGGTTTCCGTAATAATAATCAATGGGTTTATATTTGTGCTACTGCTCAAGGAAAGTGGTACATGGTTACCTCTTCTGGCATCAGTAACATTACGCCAGGAGTAGGTGCAAACCCTAACGTAGCCTTGTCTGGCTACTCTGATGCCTTAGATATTACTGGTTCGTGGGTTGGTGAGGTTTTCTTTTTAAACGACACCATTAACCCTCCCATGTATTTCGGTCCTACGCAGACTGAAATCTATCTGTATGACCACGCTCCTAACAACTACGTTTGGAATTACGAGTCGACATTAGGTGTAACCGCCGTCCAAGCCGGTTTTATGCGTAATTATTCCTCGCCTAACGTGGGGAACATTTTGGTGGCCGGTAACCTTACCAAAACCAAGAGCGGTACAGTAACCAACTATCCAACTACTGTTCGCTGGTCGCAAGCATTTGCTATTACTGGTGAGCCAGCAACTTGGAACCCAACAATCACCAACGTGGCTAACGAGCAAGAAGTGGCCGTTCGTGGCCCTCTGATTGACGGCTTCTACTTAGGTGCTAACTTCTATTTGTGTAGCTATTGGGATACGGTTATCATGGCTCCCTTGGCTTATCAAAGCTCAACAGCGCCAGTATTCTCAGTCGCACCATTCAGCATTGGCCGTGGCTTGCTAAATCAAAACTGCTGGGCCAACGTAGATAACGTAGTCTTTGGCGTTGATGCGCGAGATATTTGGATGTTCAACGGTACAGAATTTATACCGCTTGGCAATCAAAAGGTTAAGAAATACTTCTACGCTAACCTGAACCCTGCTTATTACAATCATGTATTCTTGGTCAACAACTCGGCCAAGTATCAGATCGAGATTTACTATCCTGATCTGACCTCAAGTGGTTACTGCAATAAGATGATTTCTTATCGTTATGACTTGCAGATTTGGAACGCACCTAAAACCGTACAAAACGCTTGCATGGGTTGCGAGTCGCCGGTTCTCACATCGGGTCAGTTCAACATTGCTTCACGCTGCGTAACCTACGCTCAAGGCGATACAACCAACTCTCAGCTTGTCCAAACCGCTCAAGGCACATCCTTTAATGGCTCTGCTATCAATGCTTTGTTCCAGCGCGACAACATTGCTATGGCTGACGAAAAAGGTCCTATTCCTTATAGCAGCAAGATTTACACGCACCGTGTGTTGCCTGAAGTTGCTGGTAGCGGAACAATCAGTTTGACTGTTGGCGGCTCGGATTCGATTTCTCAAACGCCTTGGTATGGTGATCCAGGTATATTGAAGCTTGGTACAGGCTCGCCTTGGGTAGCAACCACTCAAAACAACGTGCGTCTTGCTTCTATCAAAGTGGCATCTAATGACACAAGTTCTTCATGGAATTTGACTGCTATGAATTGGCAAGTTACTAAGACTGAGGATGCTTTCTAATGGCATATAACATTGCATCTAATGCAAGCACACAGCAGATCACAAATGCTGTTAATTACTTGCTGGCTAACTTTGGTAGTGCTACTAACGTCAATCAAGTAACAGGTGCTATTACAGGCCCTGGCAATGTCATCATCGCTTATTTGTACAAGTACTTGGATGTTAAGTACGCTACAAGTTATGACGGCTCACAAGGATTTAGCAACTCTCCAACAGGTGCTACTTATTACGGTCTGCGTAACACTAACTCTAATTCTGATGATTCAAACTACGCAGATTACGTATGGTACAACACGGTAGGTTTTGGTAATACCAACTTTCTTTACTACATTGTTACTGGTGGTCGCAGCATTCAGTTTGCTGTTGCATCAGCTCCTCCTGATACTGGTTGGGTGCAAGCTACCGGCTATTACATTGACCTCGATATAGTCACGTCTGGAACAACGCCTGTCATACAAGAAGGGTTTGTTTCTTACTTTACGCCAGGATCGTTTCTCGTTCCCCGCGCAGGAAGCCCTTTAGCTCCTGTATTTACCAACATTACACCTGCTTTGTATTCGACAGACAAAGGTTCTATTGTTCAATTTAGTGCTGGTCAGACTGATACTGACGTAAGCTTCACAAATAATACATGGCGCATCGGTAATTCATCGACTACTGGCTACGCTGACATATCCAAAAACAATCTCACGATTGGCGATCCAAGTTTAGTAGCAACGTATGCTCAATGGCCTCAGCCTACGGCCATGCCAAACAGCCCTGCTTTCTTGACTGTTCCTGTTCGCTATAAGAATTCTTTAGGTCAAGTTACTCAGTCAAATCCTGTTGTATTGCAGTTTGTCTATTCGGACCCTGGCGCTCAAGGCCCACAAGGTGTCGGCATCGACATTTCTGGTTATACGTCTTTTGTTCAGAACAGCGGTGGTGCGTTTACCCCTACTTCGGCCACCTTGACAGGCTTGTTGACAAACGTCACATCGCCTACTTACTCATGGACAATTTCAGGCGCTACACCAACCAGCGCCAGCACAGCTTCAGTAGTTGTTACGCCAACTTCTAGTAGCACAGGCGTTACAGCAACACTTACTGTTACAGGCACTAACATTAGTGGCTCATTGTCTAAGACAGTTAATTTGCCTGTCGTATATGACGGCGTACCTGGACAAGCCGGTGCTAACGGTCAAATGTCGGCATTCCCAACCATTTATATTTGGACGGGTAGCGCCACACCTCCTACAAGGCCGTCAACCACCTCAACCTATACTTGGTCTACTGGCGCATATACAGCGCCTTCTGGATGGTCTACAACGGCACCCAGCAACACAACTCCTAGCAACTATTTGTGGTCTATTACTGTTCCTTTGACAGTAACCGCAACTACAACAACATCTACGCTTGATTGGACGAATACAAGCAACGCTATTAGAGCTATTGCTTACAACGGTAACAATGGTGCTAATGGTACTAACGGCACAAATGGTACAAATGGCTCTTCAGGGTCTGCTACTTTTGTTGTGTATCGCACAGCAAACGATAGCTCCGCTCCTACCAACGCTGAAGTAAATGCTGTTATTGGCCGCAATCCTGTTGCTGGCGACAACGTAACTGTTTCTTATAACAATCAAAACAACGCAACCATCTATAGATACACAACGTCTTGGGTGTTATCTACTACCTACATTACTGGTAGCCTGATTGTTCAAAACACAATTACTGCTGATAAGCTAAGTGTTACAAGTTTGTCTGCTATTAGCGCAAACCTTGGAACTGTTACGGCAGGCACGTTGACGGCTGGCACTACATTTGCTGGAGCGTTAAGTGCTGCAACAGGCACTTTTTCAGGCGCTTTAAGTGCAGCCACAGGTTCATTTGCTGGCACGTTAAATGTTGGCAGTTCACCGGCAGTATCTGGAACAACAATGACCGGCGCTGGCGCTGTCATTAACAATACAGGTACTTTTGCTTTAGGCAATTCATCTACAAACATTTCATACAACGGCTCACAAATGACGTTGAACGGGAATGTTGTAGCTACCGGAAACGTCAACTTAAACGCGATTAGTACAGTTGTATCAGCTTCTTTGAATGCGCCTAGTCAAGTTATTTCATTTACCAACTTGTCAGGTGTATGGCCCGCCAATACAAGAACGATTCCTGTTAGCGTAACAATTACGCCTACAAGCACAAACTCATCTATCTTAATTAACGCAACATCTTATTTCTATACTGCTACTCACGAATATAACGTGTTAGAAATATGGAAAGTAACTTCGGGAACTTATACTCGTCTTTACTATATTGGTGGTGCTGCAAACGTATTTGACACTTCAGCCCAGCCTTACTATGGACAAATTCTTGGCGGCGATGCTGAAGCTGCAACTATTGTTGACTCAAGCGTAACTGCTGGTGTATCTACAACTTATTTCTTAGTATTGGGTAACAATGCGTCAGCTTCTGTTTATGCGGCTTTTCCGTCAATCAACGTAACGGAACTTAAACGATGAAGTACACCGTATACAACACTACTAATGGTCAGATTCTTAGCCAAGTTGAATGTGATTCTTCATCTATTAAGCTAATTGTTGACAACTGGCTTGGCGTTAAGACTGTAAGTTATATTGAAGGCACATATTCTTCGATTGAATATGTAATTTCTAATGGACAACCAGTAAAATTACCAGAGCGTCCTAGTCCTTATTATTTTTGGGATTTCGGTACAAACGCATGGGTTTTAAATGTTGCCATGTTAGAAAGCGACATAGCTCAAAAAAGAGATACGTTGTTATCTCAATCTGATTGGCTTGTTATTAGACAGTCTGATTCTGGTGTTGTTATGCCGGAAGATTGGAAAACATATCGTCAAGCATTGAGAGATGTTACAAATCAATCAGGTTATCCAACAAATGTAATTTGGCCTACTGCGCCAACAACAACTTAAAGGGGTTTTATGGGTGCAATGGGTCCAGCCGTACAAAACGGCAGTCAAAACACAGGCGCTAAAGGCATGGGTAGCAACTCGTCTAATGGCAGCTCAAGCGTAGGCGCACCAACCGGCAAAGGTATGTCGATGGGCAACGGTAATATTACTTACCCAGGCCAAGGTGGTCAACCTGCTATGGGTCAAGCACCCGCATCCATGCAACAAGGTCCTAATGGTCCTGTAGCTATTACTGGACAAAATGTTGATACATCAGGTCAACAACAAGTTGGCGGTGCTTATAACCGATCTAATCCATATCAGAATACAATACAACCTTGGAATGTTTCTGGCATGACCGGCCAAAACACAAATAATTTCCACGCAGGGAAAGGTAAGGGTGCTTAAATGGGAATGGGTAAATCATCAGGTAGTCAAACTACCCAGCTAACGCCTGAACAAACACAGGCACTACAAGCACAGACAAACTTTCTTACCAATACGATTTTCCCTGCGTATCAAAGTACGATTTCTGGCGCACAAAACGTATATAACCAAGTAAATCCTAACGCTACTGCTGCTGCCAACAATGCTATTAACGTAGCTAGTCAAACAGGCCAAACATCCCAAAATGCTGGTAATTTTGGCGTGAACTATGGAACAACCGGCCAAGGCCAAATGGCCGCTTATAACCAAGGTCTTGGACAAGCTTTTACAGGTGCTGGCGCTAATACTTTGTCTCAGTTGTTTAGCCCTGACTATGAAAAGCAACAAGTTCAAGCCGCTTTAGAGCCAGGATATGAATCTGCTTTGCAAGCTCAAGCCGGTCAAAATGCCATGTATGGTGGCGCTGGTGGTCTTGGTTCTGCCCGTCAAGCTTTGGCAGATCAAAACTTACAAAGCCTTACAGGTATGCGTCAATCTGCTGCTGCTGCTGGCGCTCAGTCGCAGGTCGAGCAAAACCGTATGGCCGCTGCCAACTCAATCTTGGGTGCTGGCATGAACGCATCTACAGCCGCTCAAGCTGGTTATGCTGGTTTGGCAGGTCAAGGTGCAAGCAATCTTAATGCCGCGAATCAAGCCGCTGCTGCCAATATCGGTTATACACAAACACCTCAAAACACATATAACCAATACGCATCTACTATTTTTGGTGTGCCAACTGCTAACACTACGCCTAACTTTGCTGGTACTCAAAGCTCTTCTAGCAGCGGCAAGGGTAAAAGCATTGGTGGCAAATAAGGGGATTTAAATGGCTGGTTATTACAACCCTAATTTTGGTCAAGATTATTTGGCGGCAAGAGGTATTGGGCCTTCTTATTTAAATACAAATGAAAAAAAAGGCGTAGCTCCTTCTGAAGCGTCTGGTCCTGTAAAGCCAATTACAAGTTGGTCTGACCTTGGCGATCAGATTTCCAAGCCATTTACAGATCAATTTAGTGGTGTTTCTAAAACAGCCGGTAATCTTTCTAATGCCGCATCACAATTAGGACAAGGCAACGTAATGGGCGCTGTTAATGCTGCTCGTGGCGCTGCTCCCGCCGTACCTGCTGCCGCTGATGCAGCAACCGATGCTATCCCTGGTGCTGTTGATTTCACCAAGTCTGTAACCCCATTATCTAGCGATGGTATTGTTTCAAGTATTGGCGATGCTTTGTCTGGAGGCATGGACGCTCTAGCCGCTTTGTTTGCTTAAAGGAATAAAAAATGCCCGCGATGCCACCTCCTATCGAAATCCAATCCGATCCAGTAGCTCACGTTGACGTTCCAGAGCAAAAAGATGAAATAACAGCGCAAGTTCCTAAAGAGCTGCCTTCTATCGTTAAGGTGCTTACAGGCAAAGGCTCGCCTGAAGACAACATTGCTGCCTCTAATGGCATCCAAAAACAAGCAAACGCTACGCCATACGTTCATGAAAATGAACAAATGCAATTACCAGGAATGATTGCAAGCGCCCTTAAAGGCGATTTGATGGGTGTTTGGAAGTATTACAACGGCGGTCCAGTTCAATATGAACAAGCTCGTGGCGCTGATGGAAAAGTCTATTTAAAAGGCTACAACGCTAATGGTTTTAATGGCCGTATCGTAAGAAACGAAGATAACAAAGAATTAAGCCAAGATGAAATTAATGGCCTGAATCAAAAAGGTGGAATTTTGAGTGGCCGTGATGCGGTCATTTTGAAAGGCTCTAATTACGATAACTTAAATGTTATACAAAAGGCTGTTCGTGATGGTGCTTTAACTCAATCACAAGCCGCTTATGCAAACTCACTTGCAGCAGCCAAATCAAGCACAGCAATTCATAATCTTGCACAACAGATTATTAATGAAACACATGGTATTAAGAATCCTCAAACTCTTGATGCCATTGCAAATTTATCACCTGATAAACGCGCTCAGTTGTTTAAGTTTGTGCAAGATTTTCAAACTGCTGGTCAAAGTAAAGGCCAAACAACAGGTACTGGTGTCAGCGCAAATGCTGGTAACAATCAAGCAAATAGTCTAAGCGTTAATGGCATTATTTCAGGAAATGTTCCTGGTTCAGTTGCACCCATAGCTGATGGCGGTACTGGAATTGGTGGTAAGGTTGGCGCTGGCGTAAACAATACTGCTCAAAATAATTTTGGCACTAACGCTTCACAACAAGCGGGTACTACACAAAGCCAACAACAAGGCAATCAAGCGCAAGCAACTATTGCTTCGCAAATCATGGCATTAACTGGTGGCGCTATGACACCAGAAGACTTCCAGCGTTTTATGCGTTTGCAACAATTGAACGAACAATTGAGAGCCGTTAACGCTAAAGTGCCACAAGATGCTTTTGCACCTGGATATACACCCGCACCCGAAGTTGATGTGACATTGGCTGGCCGAGACAATATCTTAAAAGCGATGAGTCAACATCAAAAGAACGCTGCTTTAAATGCCGCTTTTGCTGACAAGGTAAATCGTGATTGGCAAGAAATGGGTCGTACTGGTCAAGTCAAAGACGGCGTAACAATTGCTAATGAATTCGCTGATTCTGATTTGGCTAAAGGCATTGACAATACATACGATCTGAAAACTATTGAAGATAAAAAAGCTTTAGACAAGAATTTGACCCGCGCTGAAATTCTAAAGAAAAGAAAACAGTTAATGCAAAACGCACCTCTTTTTGACGAATTAACTCATCAACTGATTAAGTGAGATAAACATGGCTTTAACACCTGAACAACAAGCAGCTTATGATGAGGCGGTTAGTAATTCATTAAGTCAAATTAATGGAGCGCAACAAGCTCAAACTACTGCGCCTGTTTCAACCCCCGCTTCTCAACCGGCTCCTGTTGTTAGAGCATCGAAAACCTCTGCTATTGCGCCTCCTGTTAGCTCTAATATGCCAACAGGTGTTAACGGTGGTGTTAGTGCAAATGACATGAGTCAGGCCATGCAAAACGTAACTGGCGCTGTTACTCAAGGACAAGGTGCTATGGCTCCTAATATGCCATTCCCTGAAGCCAAATCACCTAATTCTGATATGTATTCGTTGGCCGCACCTTATGTTGCTGGCGCTGGTGGTTTGTTGGCTGCTTTGTATGGCGGTAAAAAAGCCTTAGAAAGTTTTGGCAAAAAAGGTGAAGAGGCTCCTAAAGTTGAGCCAACAATGGAAGGCCAAGAGTCTCACGAAGAGTACATGAAACGTATGGATCGTGAAGAGCGGTTACATGAAATTCGCCTTGCCAAAGCTAAAGCTGACGAAGCCGAAGCTAAGATACAAGCAGCTAAAGGTGGCCCAGCATCTACACAAGCTGTTGCCGAAGAGCCAAAAGTTGATTTATTGGCCGAAATCGAAAAGAAACATCCTCACATTGCCAAAGCAATTAAAGAAGGCCGTGTTTCTATTGCTGATGAAACAGCCGCCGCTACTCAGCAAACAGAACCTTTTGAAAGCAAACAAGGTATTGCTGCTGAAGCACCTAAAGAACAAAAGCCAATTCAAGCTGCTGTGAAACCTGTTGAAGCGCCAACAACTGCTACCGAAGCGCCTAAAACCGCTGCTATTGAAAACAAAAACGTATCTACAGAAAAGACTACATTGCCTGAAAAGCAAGTGTCTAAAGGTGCAGCTATTCCTCCAGCTACATCTACCACTCCTACAGTTTCTTTGCCTGAAGAATGGGCCAAAGTAAATAAAGGTAAAGGTATGACATGGCTGACCAGTTCTATGGGTCCAACCGGCGCTCAAGATTTTATTGACCGCTACAACAACGGCAAGCCTTTTGAAAGCCATCAACAAATGATGGATCGCTTTGGTGAAGTTGTTTCTAAACCAAGCTTTTCTGACATTCCTAAAGATGTACGCAAAGCACGAGGCATTGAGACCAAGCAATCAGGGTTCAAAATTGTCCCTGGCTCTAAACCACCTGTTGGTGAAGGCGGTTTTGCAACCCCTGAAACATTGGGTGGGATTGGTGCTGGTCTGCTTGGGGCTATTGATATTGCCCATACTGTCAAGCAAGCTAATCAAGCTTATAAAAATGGTGATTACGAGTTAGCTCAAGCTCACGCTAATGAGATTCGTAACTTGCATCCATTGGGACTTTTATACAATCAGTTATTCACTAAAACACCTGAAGACATCGAAATGATGCGTAAACAAAGTGTTTTTGAGAAGCCTGAAGTTAAGTCATCAATAACACGCCAAGTCACATCACCTAGGAAGTAATCATGAACGATATGCAGTTAATCGTTAATCTTGTTGGCGGCGCTGGCCTTGTCTGTCTTGGCTGGTTTGCTAAAGAACTTTGGGATGCTGTCAAAGATTTGAAACTTGACCTCGCTAGACTGCGCGAAGAACTGCCTAAAGAATACGCAATGAAGTCAGATATGCAAATCATGTTTGACAAGATTGACAACAAACTGGATCGCTTGATGGACAAGTTAGAAGCGAAAGCTGACAAATGAATTTTCAATGGTTTAAAGATTTACTGACCGGCAAAGATAACGTGACGCTCGACTTAGGTCGGGTGTCATGGATTACTTCTATGGTCACCATCATCGGCCACAGTCTTTATTCCGCTTACAACCATGTAACCGTTGACGTTGCTAATCTTGCCCAAGCCATTGGCATAGTAGCCGCTTCACATGGCGCTGCTTTATGGGCTAAATCAAGTACCGAGCCAGAGCCACCAAAATGAATGAAGCATTAGAATTTGATAAGCAAGGATTTGACCTGACAATGATGAGTGAGTCTCTCAGGCTAGAGGCTTACCCTGATCCCGCTACTGGATCACATCCCTACACCATTGGCTACGGCCACACGGGTCCTGAAGTTCATCCTGGAATGCGTATTACAGAAGGTGTTGCGCTGTCTTTTCTAGTGGATGACGTTATCAAATGTGAAGAGGCTATTAAAAAGCTAGTCCAAGTGCCTATCACACAAGGACAATTTGATGCGCTCGTTGACTTTACTTTCAATTTAGGTGTATATAATCTGGCTAATTCGATTCTGTTGAAGCTTATCAATCAGAAACGAATGATGGAAGCTGACCGCGAGTTCTTTAAATGGAATAAGGCTGGCGGGAAGGTATTGAATGGTCTTGTAAAACGAAGGGCGGCAGAAGCTGCAATGTTCGATGTTTAGTCTTGTATTGCCATTTCTGTCTTTATACAAACGCTGGTTTGAAATAGGCGCTATTGCTTTGGTTTTTGCTGGATGTGTGTACGGCGTACATACATACGACAAGTATCAACAAGGTATTGGTGAAGCCCGTGTTCAAGCTTTGTGGGACAAAGAAAAAGTAGAGTCTGCCGCCCTCACAGTAAAACGTACTGAAGAACTGCAAAAGGAAAAGGATGATGCTCTTAATCAAGCAGATCAACATCGCAAAGCATTACTTGCTGTTGCCGCTAGTGCTTCTAAGTCTAGTCGGGTGTTCGACAGCACCCTCGCAACCAACCTTGCAACCGAGTCTCAAGCTTCCAGAGATGCCCTTGCCCTCTACACCTCAACCCTCAGTTCCGTACTCTCAGAGTGCCAACGAGCGTATACAGGAATGGCAAAAGAAGCTGACGGTCACGCCTCAGACTCGTTGATGTACCAGCGAGCGTGGCCGAAATGAAAGTAAAGAATGTGCCTAACAAGGATCAAGCAGCATCCTTTCATAAGCACATATTGTATTGGCAACAAAAACTCAATCTTTTAGATTGGCGCATTGAAAAGATCAACAAAGTTCCACGGGGTGCAATGGCCTGTGTGAGCTTTGATCCAGACGCTAGGCTGGCTATGTATCAGCTTGGTGATTTTGGTAATGTAGAAATCAATGAAGAGTCTTTAAAAGAGACAGCACTTCATGAAGCATTGCATATCCTGTTGTATGACTTTAGACACCACAAAGAGGATGAAGGTGTCGAGCATCAAGTCATCAACGTCTTGGAAAAGCTACTCATGGAGTTGTAATGGAAGACTTATCTTATTTAACGCAATACGCGACAGCACGACAGCTTGATTATTTAGAAGCAATTCAAAAGCATGGCAGCAATAACAAGGCTGCTAAAGAATTGAACATAAATCGGCGTATTATTGACCGAGCAATTAGGCAACTAAAGTTTGTTGCTGCTACTCAAGGTCTAGCCCCTACTTATGACATGGTTCACCCTGTTCCTGATGGGTTCAATGTCAAAGGTGTCTCCACTTATTACGGTGATGATGGCAAGGTCAAAGGTCAATGGGTTAAGACCACCGCCGCTGCTGACAATGCTCTCAAGATTCGTGATGCTTTTGTCGATGCTATGCGGGACGATTTACCCCGCTTTGACCCCATCAACAAGAACGTCATTACAGAGGCATCCCTACTGAATGTGTTTGTTTATGGCGACCCTCATATCGGCATGAGAGCTTGGGCTGAAGAATCGGGCGAGAACCACGATTTAGCCTTGGCTGAGACCTTGTTCACGGCAGCGCACGAAGACCTCGTAAAACGCGCTCCAGCGGCCTCCACAGCGATTATTTTGAACCTTGGCGATTACTACCATGCTGATGATGGCCGTAACGTCACTTTGCGGTCTGGTCACAACCTAGATGTTGACGGTCGCTATCAAAAGGTGCGTAAGGTTGGATTCAAAATCCTGCGGTCCATGATTGATATGACTTTGGAGCGCCACGATCAAGTAATTGTGTGGAACATCCCTGGCAACCATGATGACTTTTCAGCCATCGACCTCAGTTTGTGGCTGGAGATCGCTTACGAGAAGGAGCCACGGGTACAGGTTGACACGAACCCATCGAAGTTCTACTTCTACAAACATGGGAAAACTATGCTTGCAGCGACTCACGGTGATACTCTCAAGCCTGACCAAATGCTTGGCGTCATGGCTTCGGACAAAGCAGAGATGTGGGGTCTCACGAGCTTCCGGTACGCTCACATTGGACACGTTCATCATAAGACCATGAAAGATTTGCCTGGGGTGGCTGTTGAGACACATCGGGTGTTACAACCGTCTGACCTGTATGCTCACTCACATGGTTATCGCAGCCAACGTGACGCTACTTGCATCACCTACCACGACACCTACGGGGAATACGCTAGGACCGTTGTAAACCCAGCGATTGTTAGCTAAGAATCTGGCGGCTAGAGTAATACTCTCCCATAGCTGCCATTTCGTCATCGCTGATAGGTGTTGCCATATCGAACAACTCACCTGACTCAGCCAGCTCATAAATCTCGTCTATCAGGGCATCCAGCTCTTCTTGAGTGCCTTCAAACTCGTCAAAGCATCCTGGGGCGAATTCAACTTTTAATTTTTGCATAGTGGCTCCAAAAAAAGGGGGGGTACTTGCTTTCGCTTTCCCCCCTAAGTCCTATCGGACAACTACGAAACCACTATATCACTTACGAATGTCAGAACGGCACGTCATTATCCATGTCGTCAAACCCTGAACCGCCACGGCCAGAAGGAGCGCCACGGCGTGTAGGCTGGCTGCTCTGACGGGCAGGACGGTCACCATCAAAAGGCTCACGAATCGATACTTTACCATCCCAATTACCTGCTGGGATAGTATCAAGGTTTAACCACTTGTCACCTTTATCACCTTCAAAGAATGAGCCTAACTTTGCATAGCGTTTTTTCTTCTCGCCATTTTGTTCGTACTCACCAACTACTGCTACCAAATCAAATCGTTTAAACATATTAAGCTCCTTTTGCTTTCTTCAACGCTGTTCTAACCTTGGAATCAAGCTGATTAAACAGCCACACTTTTTGGTCAGCCTCTAGTGCTGCCTCTTCTATCATTGCAAGAGCATTGGCCGCTTTGCCATCATTCACTAGGTCAGCGGTAGTCGCTGCCATGTCTCGCAAGAAGTCTTTCTCGTTTTCGTCAATGGTGTCTTCACCAATCCCGCCACGAGGTGTTACAACAGGGGATGGCCCTTTTCTAGCCACTTCACCCTCTTCTGGAAGGTCTTCACCGGCGTATATATAGAGACCCAAACCATGCAAGGACACCGCTTTAGTCATGCAACGCATGATGGCCGTGTTAACTGCAAAGCTGTCAGGATTCAGGATTGGCTTGTTGCGGTAGTCCATAACAGGCAACTGACAGGTCATTGGCTTGTCAAACATGATGACGGTTACCCACACCATTGCTGTGCCGTTAATGTCCATGTAGCACTTGTCATTGAACATCTCGACCTTGAAGGTGGCCTTTGGATCGGCCTTTAACACCTCTGCCCAAGCCCAAGCCCAGCTTAGGTATGTCAGATTGTTTTTACGCTCTGTATGGTCGTTTACGTTAGTGGCTAGTAGGTTCTTGATCTGTTCCATTTGCTTTTCCTAATTTGTTATACATTTCTGCCGTGATTTCATTCATGGCTACCAATGCTTCTTTGAACGATTCAACTGAGGCGCGGTCAACTACATACTGAATCTCTTTTTGCAGCTCAGGAAGCAGCGCCAACACCTTGTCGCCACCGTCATAAGAGCCGCCTAAAGAAATCCTTGTCAGGTAGCTTTCTATTTCTTTAAAGATTTCATCTATTCTCATTTGCTTGCCAATAGTTTTTCTAAATCGTGGATTGATTTGTCTTTTTGCTCGATCTTTGCACACAGTTGACGGATTTGTGTTTCGAGAGCGTTGATGCGATATTCCATGCGAGGAATGTCTTCGCGATCATCGCGGTAATGTTGCTTTGCATAAGTTTTAATGTTGTCGATGATTACGTCTGGGTTGATTTTCATGATTTGAATATTTTGAAGAGGATTAAAAATAAGGCAAACCCGCCAAGTATAAGAACCGTTGTCTTAATGTTTTCAAAGTCCTCCATACCTGTATTAGATATCTTAAAGATAGCTTGACCATCAGTTTCAAACCGGCACTCGTCCAATGTACGGGGGGTGCGTAAGTGTGTTGCTTTCATTTTTGTTCCATTGCTTTCATATTTCATTCTTTGAGTAACTTTTAAATGAATAATTAGATATATTTTTTGTATTGCAATTATGGTTATTTGCTTCTTGTAAAGAAATAAAAGGCCATTTGCAATTAGTACATACCCAATAAGGTTTGTTCCCAGGAGCATCTTTTTTTTGTTCAATCATTTTTGTTCCCTTGCTTTCATCATGGCATCTGCAATTCCATAGGCTTGCTCTGAAACTATTTCAGAACTTGTGCCATCTTTTGACCAATCACAATAAGTCGCATCTCTAACCAATGCTTCTTCGTGTAATGTAATAAATGCTTGCATAGCCTTAGCTGCAAAGTAGTCGCGCAAATCCATGCCGCGAGAGTTTGTCTCTTGATCTTCAATATAAATACTTTGTACGGGAAACGCGTTCATTTGCCATTCCTTTCGTATAACTCAGTTCTCAAATAAACACACAAATCCAATACTTCCTCGTAAGCATCTTGTAAAGTATCCCGCCCGTTGTGAGGTTGTAGGGGGGTCTTGTATTTCTGACGGCCAAAGAAATCTCTGGCAATCATATCTTTCATAACTAAATCCCAGGCTGGTGGGTATTTGTTAGGGATGGGATCAGGCTGTTCCATACATTGTCCAAACTAGGTGTTGTTAATAATTTCTTTCGAGCGCGGTAGTTAGCCGCTATCTGTGCGCGGGTCAAAGTTGACCGCTTCGCATCAGGTTTCTTGCCAATCATAAAGATCGGTTTGCAATCACGTCCCTTGCTGTCTTTTTCCCAATCAGCAATATGGACCGCCCTTGCTTTGTGAAGCGCCCTCGTGTATTGATACACGGTTTGCTTATGCAATCCTGTTTCTTCTGCCAGCTCGTCAGCAGACCTTGTGCCTTCAAGTAGCAGCTTAATCAGGATCGCATAACTTAACGCATTCATTCTTACCACGACAATATCTTCCATTCACGCTCGTCACGGCCAGCTTTAGATTTAACGTGCCTACCAGTTAAAACCACTACGCCGCCACGGTGCATCTCACCAAGCCTACGAGCAATTTGAGCGCCATCCAGACCTGTCACCTCTGCGATGCCATCCTTTCCCATAGGCCCGTGAGCGCGTAAAGCTTTAAGGATGACCTGATAGTGGCTGTCTGCTACTTTCTTAGCTTGTTGAGCCGCTAATTTGCTTGTAATGGGGTCTGAAATACGAGCTTTAGTTAGCTCCCACAATTCTTTAAGCATTACTTTCTCCTATTAAATAATTCATCATGGACTTGCTCCCAAAAATTGGGGAACAGATTGTCCAAGATGAGAACAAAAACAAAAGCTATAAAACCTGCCATTAAAAAGAATGTGAAGTCTGCCATCAGAACATCACCAGATCAAAGTAAGCCCTCACGAACTGTTTAGCAGCCTCAAAACGGCCACGGCTTCTTGCGAGTCGATACATAGTCTTTGCGTAATCCATGCGAGTCATTGCTATTTCCCTTTCAGTTTTTTCTGCCAACAAAAGTTACAAATCCACTTACTACCCATATCTACGCCACCTGCTTGCTCTTTTTTTTCATTGCACCGGCTACATTCTTTGAGGGGGCGTGTATTTTTTAAGCCCCCAGGCAATCCGAGGGCTGTTTTCAAAAAGCTCATTAATCAACCTCAACTTGTTGATTCAAAATCATTTCTTCAATCATTTCGATATATTCTTCTTTGATAGCGTGAGTGACATCTTTATCACCGCAAAAAATGGCCTCAACTTGGCATTCAGGTTCAATGCGAGGCTCAAAGCGTGAGCCACGTTCTCCTGGTTCGTAATTGATTTTGATAACAAAACCTTCGTAATCTATGTAATCAGTCATTTCGTCACCTCAGTTAATGCAATATTGATAAGCCATTTCAAACACCAGATCGCTGTAAGCCTCTGTCAACTCGCAAAGTTCTTCATCGGTCAGGGGTTCTTTGGTGTCAGCCCAAAAGCCGTCATTGAAATGGGCTTCACAAAAGTCTGGGTAATCGCGGCTGTCAACGCCGCCAACAGACAGATCAAGAATCTCACGGTTTTTGTAGACGATTCTCATGCTGTCACCTCGATTTGAACGGTGGAAGCAACACGGTCAGCCGTGGTCTTGAAGCAAGCAAGAATGGTTGCCCATTCGTTGACCTGATCCATAGACCATTCGTGTTCGTGGTTGGGTTTGTATTTTTCCAAGTAGGCTGCTGCCCGTTGGATCATGTGCAAGTCGATGCTATTCATATAAGTACTTTCATATCAAACGTCCCTGCGATGTGCTGAACGTGACGCTAGTATAACCACACTTATCAATCACGGTCAACACTAATTGTAAAGAATTGTAAAGTATAGGTCTGCCTAAGTTGTGATAACATAGCGCATCTTATAGGAGTGTGTATGGAATTCTCAAAGGAAAAGGCGATTCAACTAGCTGGTGGTCAGCAGCGCCTTGCAGAGCTACTAGGTATCAGCCAACCATCGGTGAGCCAATGGAAAAAGAATGTGCCGATTGCTAGAGTGTGGCAGTTGCGTGTGTTGAAACCGGATTGGTTTATTTTGAAAGAAGCTGAACCAACCTAAATTTTTGTGATACAGTAACCTTGTTGCCGTGGAAAGCGACAGATTGAAGCCGTTTACTCATGCCTCTGCCCTATAAAGGGTTTCCACCGGAGGCAGCAGTAAGCGGCTTTTTTTCGTCTCCACTTAGACAGTATTTTTTAACGAAAGTAAATCTTGAAAGGAAGTTATGTATGCAGCCGTACTCCAGACGAAACCAGAGAGCCTACATGGGCTGCTTGGAAGAGAACATAGGGCAACGATCCACCCCGTTGATAACCCTCCTGAACTGTGTGCGAGGTATCAGACAAGTTAAAGGGACATGGTGATGACAAGACCTTTAACGAATGAATCGCATCCTCAAGGGGAAGCTGGTGCTAAAGCATGGGCTTGGTGTGAGAGCTTCTCACCCTTGGGGAACCTATGGGAAAACGAAATGGAACCTTTTGAACAATTTTGGGAAGCATGGCCGAAGTCAACTCGCAAGGGTGCTAAATCAAAGTGTCGGCAGAAATGGATAAGTGCCGACTATTCCGTAGATTTAGAGCAAATCATCAAGCACGTTGAGTGGCTAAAGACTACAGACGATTGGAAAAAACAAAACGGGGCGTTCATTCCAGCACCGCTTGTCTATCTCAATCAAGCAAGGTGGGATGGCGCTGAAGTTCCTGAGCTTAGAAAGCCTGTAGACACGCTTAAAACCATCCAAGAAGAGCGTGAAAAGACTGTGCCTATGCCAGCACATATCCGTGAGAAATTAAACGCTTTAAGAGGCCGCAAATGATAGATTTTGTTGTGGTTCAAGAGCATCCAGATTTTTTGCTTTATGTTGATAAGTTGCAAAAGCTAAATGCTGAAGCTTTGTCGTTTTATCCAACACAAGTTTTTGAACGTGAATTGGAAAAAGGACGGCTTTTTTTAGGTCTTTTGAATGGACAACCTTGTGGATATATTTACATGGGAGCGCAAGGTGTTCATGTTAAATGCCATCAAGTTTGCATTCAATATGACGCTCGTATGAGGCACTATGGCGCTGCTTTAGTTTCAGCTATGGAAGAGTATGCAAATCAAGGTTACGCAACTTCTGTTTCTTTGCGATGCGGCTTTGATCTTGATGCAAATAAATTTTGGAAATCTTTAGGTTATGAAGTTGTAAGCATTGTTGATGGTGGTGCAAGGCGCATGAGAAAAATCAATGTTTGGCGTAAACAATTAGCGCCTGAATTATTTGAAACAATTGCTCTTGAACCTGCCGTTGGCAAAACAAGTTCTACTGTTTGGAGAAAAAACAAATCTACAGGTTTAATAACAGGATTTTCGCGCGGTAAAGCATTGTCAGATTACAGAAAAATTATTGTTGAAAAAAATGAGCTTTTATAGGAGCAAATATGAGTAAAGGTAGCGCAAGAAGACCGACAAACGAAAAAGCATACGCATCGAATTGGGATGCAATTTTTGGAAAGAAAAAAGATGAGAAACCATTACAACCAGGAAGAATTGGAAGCAGCCAGGATTCTGGACTTGGTGAGGCTGGGGGACAACACAGTCCCTTGGACAACGATAACGTGGTGTCTTTGGGTGCTAGGTGACGCTGTTGGCCTCAACTAATCCTTACGAAGGCATCTTGCATCAGTTGTTAGAGACTGAGGCGAGAGAGTGGCTTAGACGCTATGCTGATAAGTCAAGAGAGATTGGCTCTGGTGCGGCAAGAACGTGGTGGGAAGACACCATCATTGACATAGAGAAAAAAAGAGGAAAACCTGCAACTGATATGTTAAGAGTAGCAATGAACAAAGAAGTAGCAAAGAGAAAGGCAAAGAAATGACATTCATGGTCACTTATCGGGTTGAAGGCCCGCCACAAGGCAAAGGACGGCCACGGTTTCGCAATACAGGCAAGTTTGTACAAACCTATACACCTGCTAAAACAAAAGCATACGAAGAAGAAATCCGTGATGCTGCCAAGCAAGCAATGGGTGTCTCAGAGCCGTTAGCCGGTGCTGTAAAGGTTTATGTGATGTGTGCTTACCCAATGCCTAAATCAATGAGCAAAGCAGACCGAGCAAAGGCCCTTTTAGGCGATTTAAAGCCTACTAAGAAGCCTGACCTAGACAATGTAGCTAAAGCTCATTTGGATGCTTTAAACGGCGTTATTTACGTTGATGATGCTCAGATTGTTAGGCTGCAAGTCAGCAAGGTTTACGGTGAGCATCCGTGTGTTGAAGTTATTGTTATGGAAGATTTGCAATGAATCCGTTTGAAATACTTGAGCCAACTTGCATCAGTTTTTCAGGTGGCCGCACATCAGCCTATATGCTCTGGAGGGTTTTACAGGCTCACAATATGAGCTTGCCAAGTGATGCTGTTGTCTGTTTTGCCAACACAGGAAAAGAAGACGAAGCCACTTTAAAGTTTGTTAACGATTGTGCTGTCAATTGGAATGTTCCGATTGTTTGGCTTGAGTATCAGGATGCAGAAGAATCCAAAGATCGTTGGAAAGAAGTAACTTACGAGACTGCCAGCCGAAACGGTGAGCCTTTTGAAGCTGTAATTCGCAAAAAAAACTATTTGCCAAACCCTGTTACAAGGTTTTGCACCATTGAAATGAAAATTCGCACTATTGCAAACTATCTTTTTTCAAAAGGTTTGTGCGAAACAAGAAGCAAAGGTGAATACATGAGCTGGGTTGGAATAAGAGCTGATGAACCCAGAAGAGCCGCCAAGATACCGAGAGACAGGACGCCTTTGGTGTCTGCTGGAGTGTCAAAAGAAATGGTAGGTGAGTTTTGGCGTAATCAACCTTTTGATCTTGAACTGCCAAACATCAATGGAGTTACTTATCACGGCAATTGTGACTTGTGCTTTTTAAAGGGAGCAAGTCAAACAATGAGCTTGATAAAAGAAAAACCAGAACGTGCAATTTGGTGGGCCAAAATGGAGGCTCTGGCTCTGGCAAGCAAGCCCGATGGTGCGCGTTTCAGAAAAGATAGGCCAAGCTATGCTGAAATGATGCAATACACAGCCGATCAGACAACTATGTTTGATGAACATGACGAATCAATAGCTTGTTTTTGTGGAGATTGAAATGAAATGCCCTGAATGTGGAACCTGGACAGAAGTTTTAGAGACAAGAAAACATGGAGAGAATGGGAAAAGACGTAGATATGAATGTGCAAACGAGCATAGATTTACAACATTGGAGCAAGTAGTCGATGGAATCTCCGTTCAACTATCCGGAAGGACCGCCAGAATGGTTCAAGGAATTGCAAAGGGAAAAAAGACGAGCTTACCGAGCGAAGAAGTTAGGCCGACCTATTGGCAAATGGGGAGGTTACAGGAAGGGAGCAGGGAGGCCGAGGGAGAAGGATTACACACATACGGTTAACCTAAACCTCAACACTATTCAAGTGTCAGCATTGTTAGACATGGGTGAGGGCGATATTCGCAAAGGATTGGAAGCCCTTATCAATCGTTATATGTAAAGGATTGTTATGAATGAAGAAGACGCATTTAGAGCTATTGACTTTGTAAAGAAAAGCGCAGAGCAATACGGCCAAGCTAAGGCCGATGTGAGCTACATAGAAAAGTATTTGACCAGCCTAAAAAGCGAGTTGATGGGCGAGGAAACAGGAACGCTGGGTGCAAAAGAAGCGTATGCCTACAGTCACCCACGCTACAAGGATCAACTGCAAGCCCTCAAGATAGCGGTAGCAGAAGAAGCAAAGCTCAAATACCTACTAGAAGCCGCCAAGATGACCATTGAGGTCTTTAAGACGCTGGAGTTTAGTAAACGTGTAGAAATGAGGGCTTTTCAATAATGTGGCCTTTTCCTACTCAATTGCCGTTTAGCAAACCTGGAAAGCCTAAATTTAACCCTGATAACTTTGAAGAAGCACCTTTTTAATGTATAGATCAAATGACCTATTAGCCCTTGCTGAAGGGCAACCATGCTTGTTAGGAATTAGCTCAAGGTGCTTAGGCTCAGAGGGTTCTACAACGGTTGCAGCGCACTCAAACAGTTATCAGCATGGGAAAGGTAAGGCAATCAAGGCTGAGGACGTATACACGGTGTGGGCGTGTTATTACTGCCATGAGGTGCTGGATAGTGGTAAGAAGTTGGGAAGAAAAGAAAAAGAAGAAGCCTTTGACCAAGCGCATCTAAAACAAATAGAAGAGTGGACAAAGATAGCCACCAATCCAACAATCAGACCTTGGAAGAAAAAAGTAGCAGAAGATGCTATTAGATATTTAGCTAAAAAGCACTTGGTAGAAAATTAAGCCGCCCCCTAAAAATTTGATGGGGGGGTCATTTATTGATGGGGGGTCTTAAACCACAAAAAGACCTAAAAACACCCAATGATTATCTGATTATCTAACCCCCTCCCCTCATATAATCGGAGATAATCGGTCAAAATAATACATAATCACGCTATATAATAACGCTATATAATCCCGCTGATAATCACATGGCGAAGCAAAGCCCTAGCCAAGCGGCTATTTTAAAAGAAAACACCAAACAAAGCCCCTAATTTAAGGGCTTGTCACCATACTATACTTATCGGGCTTTTTTATAATGCTTCAATGGCGTTATAAAGCGGCAAAATCACGCTCTGGTATGTCATACCGCCATCAGTAGGAATGACGTTTACAAACTGAGCGCCGCTCTCTACTGGCTTGCTCAATCGTTGGATCATCACGGGCGCATCATCAAAATCAGGGCCAAAGACATAGGCAAAGCCTGACCCGCTGGGTGTGATAGTGTCAAACATAGTTAAACCCCTTAACATAAAAAAAGGTCAATCAAACGCCTACACAAAGCATAGGCGCACCAATGATAAGCCAGCCACTAAAAGCCAGCTTAATCAATAGAGATAAAAAAAGGGCCGAGGCCCTTAATCAAAAAACGTTATTAATAAATTTAGTGATAGCTATCTGAGCGGCGCGGTAACTTTTGAAAGTTTGTCCTATAAAGTGGCCGGTTTCGTCAGTGATAGAGCAGGCATCACAATCGCAGCGCCCGTTAATGTAAAAACCTTTGTAATAGTGTGTAAACATAGTCAGTCCTTCCATGTCTGAGGGTAATTCTTGCAATAGAAAAGCATCCCAAACTCATTTTCGTAATAGGTGTTCTCTGAACCTATGTCATTGATTTTGAGCGTCCCTAAACTTAGCCATAGGTCGGCAGTCTTTTCTTCAATCTCCCGAATAACGGGTAGACTGTTTTTGTATGGTGCACGGTGTCTGATAGTTAACATGGTTTACCCCTTTAAATACATCATGAGAGCGGCTGGCCCTGCAAACAAGGCCACAAAGACAAGAGCGCGGATAAGGTCAGTTAATAGGCTTTTCATGCCGTCACCTCTTAGCAGTTATAAAGTTCAGACAATGCCTCATCGAGGCCGATAGAGTCTTTGAACCCAGCGGATGCACTGTCACCCCACCAGTGGCCCTCAACCGTACCCGTGCGGGTGTTGACCCAGATGTTAGGGCCGCCGAAGGCGACAAGAATCCGAGCGCCTAAATACTCACGATCTCTATTGATGATGTATTCGATATCTAAGGCGTCTTGAAGATAGTCAAAAGCTGAGAACGATTCGCCCTCATAGTTGAGATCGTCACCGAAGCCCTCGCTGAGAGTCTTGGCAATAGATTGAACGTGATCTTTTAAGTCTGACATTTTTCACTCCCTTTAAGGTTTACTTTCTAAGATGCTCTGGTGTAGAGCATGGCTAGATTATAAGCATGCCTATACACCAAGGCAACAAAAAAGCACAAAAAAACTCAACTGAAAACCCTAATGGTTTTATATACAGTAGTTAGTTAAAAACTATTGACACTTGATTATTGATAGCTCAAGTGTATTAATAGCTATTGGCAAAGATCGTGCCAAGTTGACCCAGCAAGTAAACAAGGCAGGGCAAAACATAAGACGGAAATCGCGCAAAGAAAAAAGAAAAGAAAAGCACCAAGGCCAGTCTCTGTTCTCCTAATCAATAGAGGGAAAACAGTAAGGGAAACAGTAAGAGAGCATTAAAGCATTTTCTAGAACATCAGCGATTAATTCATTGTTTATAAGTTAATCACTATTAAAACAAAAACATAAAAGAGAGCGGCCCCTACCTAAATCTTTTCATCCCCCCCTATTCTCAGAGGGAAAGCGTAGGGGCAGGGGGGAGGGGGTAGGGCTGGAGCGGTGGCAGAGGGGGGAGGCCCAGTCACCCATTCCCAAATTTTTTACAAAAACTTTTCTAAGTCAGCTTATACTACGCACCAGAGTGTTTACTCTCTCTTACGGTAAAACGACACCAAAGGAATAGAAATGAGATGGGAACTGATTGATCCGAGGACGGATGTAGAGGCTGTTGTAGAGATGGCTGATGGGATTTACGGGGCTGAGAGTGATGGATTTGTGGTAAGGGACAAGAATGTGTTTAGACAGCACGTTACTGTTACGGCTACTAATCAGTTGTTTGATAAGAGTAAGGAGTTCTTAGCGGGATGCTGGGACGGAAAGAAGTTGCTGGGGTATTGTTGGTTTGACCGTGGTGGATATACGACTTATTCTAGGGATGAGATTAGTAATGCTAAGTTCCACCATGTTAACCTTGCGTTGCCGGTAAGAACGAGGTATAAACTGGTTAATGCGATGATTGACCAGCACATATTGTGGGCGGCACATTGCGGTATTCCTGTTATTTGTTCGAGCAGCATACGGTCGGAGCAGGATGCCTTCTTGAAAATTCATGCAAAACGTGGGTTTAAGGTAAATGGATCGTATGCTTGGGGTCGTACATCTGAGCTATTGGAGAGAATGAATGCTTCCTGAAAAAATTCGGGCCTCCGGCGAAAAGGTAACTACACCTGAAGAACTTGCATATCGTAAAGAGAAGCGGGCTGCTAAAAAGACAGGACAAGTTATTGAAAAAGCCAAGTCTATTGGTCGGCCTAAAAGTGTTGTTAATCGGGTTACTGAATACGGTGCTTTGTTTAACCGTATGAATGATGAACGTGCTGCTGTTGGTTTGCCTCCATTAAAGACTGCTATGGAGGTGTTAATTGATGCCATGCAAAGCGAAGAGATTGATCTAAGGGATAAGGCTAGGATTGCTGATAAACTAGCACCGTTTGAATCTTCTAGAGCGCCGATTATTTCTATTGAACACGTTAATAATGTTCAAGAGAAAGAGGAAGTTGATGCTGATGAAGCATTGGCTGATTTTTTGTCTGCCTTAAATAAGGTGTAAACTATGCCGTTGAAAAAGGGTAAGTCTGAAAAGACTTTTAAAGAAAACATCAAAACTGAAGTTAAAGCTGGGAAGCCAGATAAACAAGCAGTTGCGATCGCTTATGCTATGAAGCGTGAATCTGGCAAAAAACGAAAGGTGAAATAATGCACTACACATCTGGAAATAATGCTCCCACGCTGATGGCTCAAGCGCCTAACCGTGTGGGTAACAAGTCTAAGTTTGTTGCTACCGGCAAAGGTGGCGCTACTGCTGAGACCCGTCCTGAAGGCTCTACTATGTATGGCGAAGGCCATGAAGTTAAGATGAAGCCAAAAGGTTCTCCTGAAGCTGGCCGTGGTCAAAAAGTGACTGCTAAGCGCGGCAAAGGTACTGATGGCCCTGCTACCAACAATGGTTACTTGGGCAGCGAAGACAAACGAGTGCGTGGCTCGTTGTATCGCGGCAATAACAAGGATTGCTAATCATGTCCGGATATGGTCGCGTAATTTCTGGTGGCGCACAAGTTTCCAAAGGAAACAACACCAAACAAATTAACGACAAATTGGAAGGCTTTGAGGAAAAGCATGAGCGGTCTGAAAAGATTGCTGGTGCTGTTCGTGAAGGCATGAACAATGTCGTTATGGAAGGACCCCGCCGTCTTAAAGTGAACGGTGGTAAATTTGAGGCTAACAAGTCTAATTACACATACAAGTAAAGGAAAAGTATGGCAACGTATGATATTGATGCTTTAAAAGCAGACTTACCCACGGCTAAAGAGCTGGCTCAGTTTGTCTATGACCAAACAGGGCTGGCGCTTAACCTTGTTGGCCGCAAAAAAGATGACCAGTACATCGCAGCTAAGAATGCTTTAGAAGGAAAAGTCGTTCCTAAAGAGTTCATTACTACGGACAACCCGTATGTGGACAAACGGGAAATGATTCCTGTGGATGAGGTTAAAAAGGTTCCTCCTCGCTCATCTACATTGCCTCCTACTGATACGCAAATTCATCAGTTTGTGGCTACAAATATGCCTCACCCGCAAGACCCGCAATCGGATCACAAGGTGCAAATTTGTTTCCGCAAATACAGTAATGAATTAATTACTTACCAAATTGTTGGCCCTCTGGTTCAGCAAGCTGTTGGCACTCGTATCAATAAATTTGGTCAAACAGTTCCTGAACGCTATACCTGGATGGACCCACGCACACCTGAAACTGTGTTGCGTAATCCTGATGGCACGTTTACTAAAGATGGCCGAGGTCTTTACACATACTGCGCCGGTGAAAAAGGTGCTGGTATTTGGACTTTGATTGACAAGCGCATGATGGAAGTCACCGCTAAAAACATTACCAATCCGTGGGATTAAATGGAAGATTTCGCAACCGTCTTTAGAGAGCGTCTATCTGGTCAGGCTGAAGCTTGCGCCCGTAAAACGCTTGAATGGCTGCAAAAAGACCTCCAAGGCGCCCATAAATTGGAACCTGAACAGGTCTATTATCTCGCTAGTGCCGCAGAAATTCTGCTGACGTTGCGCGATACCTATGGCAAAAAGTGAAGCTAGTGATTACGTCCAGCCAGTATTTAAAGACAGGGCGTTAAAGCATTTAGTTAAATTGGCTGGTGGTAAGAGCGTTGTTAAGCTTTTTACCCCAGACCAATACAAAAAGATGATGCTTGCCAGGGACAAGATTGCACATGATATGCAATTCAATGCCCTGAAATGGTTTCGTCCTTTTCCTTATCAGCAAAAATTTTTTGAAACCGGCAATAAATTTACCCGCCGTGGCATGATTGCTGCCAACCGCGCCGGTAAAACCATTGCATCTACATACGAAACCGCATACCACCTAACTGGCCGCTATCCCAAAGGCTGGAAAGGCAAGACGTTTGACGGTCCAATTATTGCTATGTGCGCTGGTGAATCCTGGGAGCAGGTCGCCAAAACGCTACAGTCCAAGATGCTTGGCTGTGATGATATTAAGCAGGGTTATAAATTAGGAACCGGCTCGATTCCCAAGGAGTGTATTGATGATAAGAGTATGCGTACTGACGGGGCTAATGTACTTGCTATTGAAATTTGGCATACAACCGGAGGTAAATCCAAGTTGTATTTCTCCAACTACACCCAACAAGTCCGTCACCTGCAAGGTTTTGAGCTTGATTTAGTTGTATTGGATGAGCAGCCGCCAGACGAGACATTCTCTGAGTTGGTTGTGCGTACCGCAGCGCGTAATGGGCAGGTCATTTGCTCATTTACACCGCTCAAAGGTATGTCAGGGCTTGTGCGTAAGTTTTGGGATAGTGTAGACGGGTACACACACGTTCGCGTTACATGGGATGACGTGCCGTATGAGAATGAATGGGGTGAGCCATTCTTTACAAAGTCTGAACGTGAGCAGTTGGCTCGTGACTTTATGCCGTGGGAACGTGAATGCCGTATGAATGGTATTCCGCTGGTCGGCCAAGGTGTTGTATTTCCTATTTTGGATTGGCCAATTTATAAAACTTCTGACATTGATCTCAAGAATAATGAAAAGCTTGAACGACTAATCAGCTTTGACTTAGGGATCAAGAATGACCCAACTGTTATTTCCTTTTTATTTCGCGATCCTTTTACAGAAAATATCTACTTACATCGCCAGATTAAAGTGCCTAGCGGTGAAACACCTGACGAGTATGTTCACTATCTTCTTGATAGAGAATCTAGGGGGGTTCCTATCGCTTTACCACATGATGCTGGACAAGCTGGACGATATACATTAACCGAACAATCGGTGCGGGAAGTTTTTGAAGACAATTACGGTCTCAATGTTATAGCTGGTGCTATACTTAACCCAGCCAATGACCAAGGCAAGGTTACTAACCATAAATCTTATGGTATTAACGTCATGCGGATTGGCATGGAACGTGGGTCTTTAATGATTAACGAAGATTGCAAGGCATTTTTGGACGAAGCACGAAATTATGCGATTGACCAAAATGGCCGTTTTAGCGATCCTGATGACCATATTGACTCAGCACGAATTGGAATATTAGCGTTGATTCAAGGCCACGGAGAATCATTAGTAAGCCATGCTAATAACTTTGCAAAGCGTAGAATCGCTCCTATTGAGGGCAAAGTCCAAAGGATTTAACAATGTTTGACAAGCAAAACGTAATCATCCAAAACCTGTCTAGCGAATCAGGCCATCGCGGTCTGACCGAGCGGGTAGCGCATGAGATTTACGTCAAAATGGTTGATTACCTGCGGCTGACTCAATCAAAAAACACTTACAACCGCTTTTCCGACTACCATTATTTGCAAATTCCTGTCGCCAACTCGACAGAACCTGTTCGCGGTATTGATTACATCCATCCAGTTGTTACTCCTGGCATTGATTACGCCACAGCCGTGATTACTAAGTGCCTGATGCCCGATGGCAAGGTTAACTTTGAGTTTGAACGCTTTACAGAAGACGACACCATTCAGTCCGAACAAGCGACTGACATGGTTAAGTACTTTATCAACAGTAAAAACAATTCTTACCAAATCATTCGTGATTGGGCGCAAGACAGCCTGTTGCACAAAAACGGTATCGTGATGGTTACGCCCATCCGTGAGCAAATTGTTCAATACAAAGAAGTTGACGGTACTTTGGATCAGCTCCGCGTGTTTGAAACAATGGCTGCTGACAAAGGTCTTACACCTAAGTTGCAAGATAAGGAAAAGATTGACGTTCAAGTCGGTCAAGCTTTGCAACAAGCCATGCAAGGTGGTAATGCCGCTCAACAAATCAACGCATCGCTCAAAGACAACACCGTATATCGTGCTAAGTACAAGCTGACAGGCTATTCAACCAACATCAAGATTAAGCACGTTGCCCAGCACTATTTTGTGTGTAACCCAACGATTCCTACAATTGAGATGCAGGATTTCTGCGGTTTTTATGAGCCAATGACGATCCATGAAGCCAAGTTACTTCACCCGTATATTGATCTTGAGCAGTTTGCTGACCATGCTGCCTATGGTCCTGCTGGCGCATATCAGGCTGGCGCTTTGGAAAACGATTTGGCGCTCCATGCAAGAGATTCGACACCCGTCCCAGGTCAAGGTGTCATTGCCTCACAAGGTGCTGACCGTTACTCTCGCGTGGTCATGCTTACTTACGCTTGGTTGCGCCGCGATATTGATGACGATGGCGAAGAAGAGCTTGTCGAATGCTGTTTCTCGGGTTCCTACGTTATTTACGCGAAACAAGTAGACTTTATTCCGCTTGCTAATATGTGCCCCAAGCCAATCGTGGGCAACTTCTTTGGCTACTCAATGGCAGAGCGCCTTGTGCCTTTGCAAGAATATTCGACCTCGATTGCTCGTGCTGAAATGGCATTTGCCATGCAATCGTCTACACCTCGCATTGGTGTAAACCCTGAGTTTGTGGATGCAGAAGAAATTCAACGTGGTGTCAGCGCCATGTTTATTCTGGATCGCAAATTTGACCCCGCCAAGCACGTTTTTGAGTTTGCACCTATGCAGGGTAACCTTGGCTACGTTCAAAGCGCTATGGAGCGTTTTGAGGCCGATAAGATGGCTTTGATTGGCATGACCTCGCCAAGCGATGTGCTGAACCCTGAAGTCATGAAAGATGGCAACAGCGGTTACAAGTTGCAATTGGCTATGGGTCCAAACCAACTGATTCAAGACGAAATGGTCAAGAACTGCGCCATTGGATTACGCGATGCGATCTATTTGGTGTGGAAAACCATGATTCAGTATGCTGATGATTACAACATCCAGCAACTGGCTCACCATTGCGCTGAAGGCAAGCCATTTATGGATGCCATGTCGGTTGAGAACTATGAGTTTATTGACCGCAAAATGATTAACATCGACTTGGCGCTGGGTTTTATGTCTGATGAAAACCGTTTGACCCGTCAAAAGATGATTACAGCGGCTCAGACTGAGTTTGCTGCGGCCATGATGCAAGTTCCTCAATCTTGCCCTGAAATGTTTGAGAAGTTGCGCCGTCCTTACGAAGACACGTTGCGTGTGTTGGGCGTTAAAAACATTGATAGCTATCTGCCCACAATGGACGAAGCTGTCAAAATTATGCAAGCCAACTCACAAAAACCGCCTACTCCTGAACAGCAAGAAATCAGTAGCAAAGTGGCGTTGAATCAAGCTAAAGCACAAAAAGATCAGGCTGATACAGCTATGATTGTAAGAAAGACGCAAAACATCGATTTTGATAATGCGATGGTCTTTAAAGCCGCACAAGAAAACAAGGTAAAAGCTGTAGAAATGGAATGATATGAAAAGCCTAGTATTGAATATCAGGGATTACTTTAATCGCCGCACAAGGGCAGCAGACATTGATACTCGTGCATCACAAACGAGGCATCAACTGATTATTGACAATGCTGCTTGTGCTGCTAGATTACTCAAGAATGAAGATTTTGCATTGTTGTTCAATCTGTATCGTTTTTCTGTGTTGTCACAGTTAGAAGATGTAAAAACAGATGCTGAACGTATTGAATTGTCGTATTACATAGCAGGTGTTCGTGATTTTGTCGTATTTACCGAGAAAACCGAACATTTATCTAATGTATTAAATGAAAAATTGAAAGCTAAGGAAAAGGTATAAAATATGTCAGACGTAACTGCAACCGCAGCCGCCCCTGAGCAAACTGGTAGTGTTAATCTTGCCGACTCTATCGCCTCGATGATTGCCGCTAACAAGCGTAACAATCCGAGGGTTGAAGGAGCCGAGCCGCCACCAGCGGGACAAGAGGAAGCGAAAGCCGAATCCCCCGAGGCGACTCCTGAAGAGGGAGCCGAACCTGAAGGTAGTTCAACTGAGTCTGAAGAAGGCGCAGAACTTGAAAGCGCAGAAGAACCCAGCGAAGCTGTAAGTGATTCCGTAAACTTTCTTGAGTTTGCCAAAGCCAACCCTAAAGCCATCATTGAAATCCCTAATAAGGATGCCGAAGGTGGGGTAATTAAACTTACCGCTGAACGGGCAGCCGCCATTCTTGGACAAGGAAGTGCTATCCATGAAAATGCGCGTAAGCTTAAAGCCGAACGTGCCGATTTTGAAGAGTATGAAGCCAAGCGAAGAAGTGAGCTTGATGGATTGCAAATTGGTTTAGAGTTGACTATGGTTCCGCAGCTTGAAAATGCTGCTAACGACCTAGTAACTCTCCAAGGCTATAACCAGCAATGGACGCAAATCCTGAATAGCGCAACAGACCCAGTAAAACAAGCAGAAGCTCGTGCTGCTATTAAGCAAAACGCAGAACTGATTGAAGAAAAGTCTGAATTTATTCGTAGTAACCGTCCTAAAGTTGAGAATTTCTTTAATCAACGAGCAAGTTTTGTAAAAGAAACTCTCGAAAAAGCTCGTCAAAGTTTTAGTGATAAAGAATTAGCCAACAAAGCCAACTTTAACGAACTTCGTGAACGGTTGGAAAAGGATTGGAAAGGCGCAAAGAGTAGCTATATCCCTGGTGTGCCAAACCTTGATTTGGTTTCTAGTGATGAATACTTGTTGGGGTTGATTCGTGACGGTATGAAATTCCGTGATGGTCCAACCGTACGAAATGCTGGTGGCTCATTGGCCGCTGCAAGCCGTCAAACAGGTAAAGCTAAAACTGCTGCTGATACACAGGCTGAAGAACTTCAAAAACGTGCTGCTAAAGGCGATAAGGCCGCTACGCGAGACCTTTTGGCTACATTTATCGCGTCTAAAAAACGTAAATAACCTTTTTAAATTTTAGGAGTTTTTAATGTCTACTATTACCTCTACCACGCTTGGTAACGGCAATGGCCCGTACCAAACCGATATCGTTGTCAAAGACCTCGACTTGACCGTTTCCAACTACGTTAAAGATCGTACGCCTGTTACTAACATGGCTATGAGCAAAAAACGTAAGATCAACTCTACTCTGCACATTTGGCCTATCGATTATTTCCGTACGCCTAACCTGAATGCAGCTTTGGAAGGTGCATCTGTTACAGCATCTTTGGCTGATTCCAACACCCGTGCTAACTTGGGTAACTACACTCAAATTTTCACGACCGTGATTGGCGCTACAGGTACTGCTCGTGCCGTTGAACAAGCTGGTGGCGATCCCCAAGCTTACCAAGAAGTCAAGCAATTGACTGAAATCATGTTTGACGTTGAGTTGCAAATGGTTCGTGCTGACGGCGCTTCCATCAAGTACTCTGGTCAATCGTCTAGCCAAGCTTCCAGCCCCAACAACGGTCGCCGTTTTGGTTCGCTGTATTCTTTCGCTGGTACACGTTCGGGCAACGATACTGACGGAACTTCCGTGTTGAACTTGGCTGCTTCCGACAGCAATGACACCACTACCGCTGTTGACACTAACACTCCTTTCAACGGTGTGTTGTCTAACGCTGGTTTGGGTTATTTCAGCTTCGGTTCTAACGAAACATTGCAAGCTTTCAGCCCCGTGTTGTACAAACAACTCGTGACTGTTGCTGAACAGCGTTTCAACGCCAAGATTACCAACATCATGGCCCCCGTGTCGCAACGTACCTACATTTCGGACAACATTGCTCAATCGCGTTCGATTAACCGTTTTAACCCTGCTGACAAGGGTGACACGATTGGTACTTACGAAGGTGACTTCAACTACACCTACCAAATCGATGACAACTGGATCATGGATCAAACTGGTGCTGATAACACCAGCATCTTGTTCCTGAACCCTGATGTCGTTCAATGGGGTAGCTTGCGTGAACTTGGTCCTAACAACGAAGTGTTCTCTAACGCTGACGCTTCCTTGGATCAATACATCATGGAAGGTACATTGATTGTTCGTAACCCTGCTGGCGTTGCTGTTTTGGCCGCTATCACACCCTCGAACACTTTGGTTACTACACCTCGTCCGAGCGCACAAGTTAAACGCTACCAAGCGTAATAACTGGAAAGGCCCTCCGGGGCTTTTCTAAAGTATTCTTAGAGTCCTTTAGAAAACTCCTGGAGAAAAGTATGGAATTGAACCTCAATAATGAAGAAGCACGTCTAAACGAAGACTACTTTATGAAGGGTCAGCTTGAAGCTGGCATTGATGGCGTACTTCGTAGAAACGATAAACTTTTTAATGAGGTTAAGTCAGGTAACTGGTCGCAGACCTTTACTCATAAAGACGGCCACATCAAGTACAAAATTGGCGGTCAAGATGGTGAGCGTTACATTCAATACGAACAAGATAACGTGGAAGCCATGCGTCAGTTTTGCAAAGAGCGCAGAGAGTTTTATCAAAAATATGGTACTGATAATCCCTTTTTTGCTGGCACATTTCATGCTATGGAGCTGCCTAAATGCTTTGCATACGAGATAAGCAATAAGTGGTTTAACAATCGTCCTTGGGATTTAATTAAGCTGGACAAAAAAGACAAGATTTTGTTCTACGCGATTGTTAATACATATTACTCAGACTTCGTATGTCATCCTACTGGCAAGATACCTTTACCATATAATCCAATCATTCCTACCAAGTAAGGACAGCAAATGGCAAGCTTTATCCAATCAGCAAACGTGCTAGTAAGTCGTGTGGCTTCTTGGGTGGGCGCTATTCCTGTTTCTACAACCAGCACAGCTAGTAGCTTTAATGCTACAACTTTTGTTATTACAGCAAGTGCTTCTGTTACTGGTATTGCTGTTGGCGACTTTATTAGCAATTCAACAATGGGGCCTTTTACCCTTGTTACTGCTGTTTCTGGTAGCACAATTACTGTTAATGATCCTGATGGCGTATGGGCGGCGGCCACGTTGCCTACAACTATTGTTAAGTTGCCGTCTAACGTAATTTCTGAGATTCTGTCGTGTATTCAGCTCTGCGAGCTAAAGATGCGTACTTGTGAGCTACCTGCTCTGCGTACAAATCCTTATGACGCTACAAATCCTACTACGCTGACTACTGATGCTCAAGGTATGGCGGCTATTCCGGCTGACATGAACTGGCCTATTTTGTTTTTCCAACAAACACCTAATAGCTCAGTAACACCAGGAACGCCACAAGCCAACATGGGTCCTTGGATCATTTATGACCGTGTTGGTGACCGCGAAATCATTCGCCGTAAGATGATTGACCAGTTGTACGTCAAGCCTTTTGGCGTGCCTCGTGTTATTCGCGCTTCGTTCTCTGAAGTTGGTCCTAACTATGTGTTTACTCCTAGCCCTGGCGCTGGCGTTGTAATCAATGCGTATTACATTCGCACATTCCCATTCTTGTTTAGCCCGACACAAAGCAGCACTTATCCTATTGTGATGAGCAACGCTGTGCTGGCTTCATTCCCTGAAGGTTATTTGTACGGCACTTTGTGGGCTTACTACAGCAAGAATAAGAACAATGAAGAAGCTGCTAAGTGGGAAGCAGAGTTTGATGATGCTTACGGCTTGATTGAAGACCAGAACTTCAAAGATAAATGGCATGGCGGCGATCAGCATTTGACTTCTGAATATCAGCCTCGTGACTACCGTTATTCTTTTAGGTGATTAAATGGCTACAAGCGGTTTATATGGCAATTCATCCAACAATGCTGTTATTGCCAGCCCTGGCGCTGAGTCAGTCAGCCTTTACGGTGCAACAGTCAACTTTGGCGTAACTGGTCCTACTGGACCAACTGGCCCAACAGGTCCTACCGGTTCACCTTCAACTGTTGCCGGTCCTACTGGCGCTACAGGACCTACTGGACCCACAGGTTCGCAAGGTATTCAAGGGCCAACCGGACCTACAGGTTCTACTGGTAGTCAAGGTGTTGTTGGACCTACCGGACCTACTGGAACACAAGGTATTCAAGGCCCTACAGGGTCTGTTGGTGCTACAGGTCCTACTGGCGCACAAGGTAACGCTGGTCCTACAGGTCCAACTGGTACGCAAGGCGCTACAGGTATTACTGGCCCTACTGGGCCTACAGGCGCTCAAGGCACTCAAGGTGTAGTTGGTCCTACTGGGCCTACAGGATCACAAGGCAGCACAGGTTTAACAGGGCCAACGGGTCCTACTGGCGCTCAAGGTATTCAAGGCAACACAGGTCCTACAGGACCAACGGGTACGCAAGGTGCGGTGGGTAATACTGGACCTACAGGTCCGACAGGCAGCACAGGCACAACAGGTAACACAGGTCCTACAGGTCCTACCGGCGCTCAAGGTAGCTTATATGCTACAACTAGCACAACAACTCTTACTATTGGTCTTGGTTCACAAAGTTTAACTGTTGGCACAGGACTTTCATATACCGTAGGTCAACCTTTAATCATTGCATATAACGGTAGCAACTATATGGTTGGTACTGTTACAAGCTATAACGCTAGTACAGGCGCTCTGGTTGCTAACATTACAGGTTTTGTTGGTCTTGGCACTTATTCCTCTTGGACTGTTAACTTAAACGGTGCTGCCGGTCCTCAAGGCCCAACAGGTCCTACAGGTACTGCTGGTGCTAATGGTCCAACGGGTCCTACTGGCGCACAGGGAACACAAGGCAATACAGGTCCTACAGGCCCTACTGGAACAACCGGAGCTATTGGACCAACAGGTCCTACTGGAAATACAGGTGCTATTGGCCCTACAGGGCCTACTGGCAGTACTGGTGCAATTGGGCCAACTGGACCAACAGGAACAACTGGAGCAATCGGGCCAACCGGACCTACTGGTTCTACAGGAAGCACAGGTCCTACTGGACCGACAGGCGCAGCATCGACAGTAGCTGGTCCTACCGGTCCAACTGGCAGTCAAGGTCCTACTGTTTATCCTGCTGCTGGTATTGCTAACTCAACTGGTACGGCTTGGGGTACAAGTTACTCTATAAACGTAGCTAATGGCATTCCGGTATTTGATGCGAATAAAAACCTAACAACAAATTGTTTGTTTGAAGGTTATACAAGCCAAGCTGCAAGCGGCACAACATTAACGCTTACTGCTGCTTCTGTACAAAATTGGGCTATTAGTGGTTCTGGTGGTCAAACAATTCAGTTGCCTAATGCAACTACGCTACCTGCTGGCGCTACGTTTACGTTTAACAATAATCAATCAAGCGGCACAATTGTTATTCAAAATAACTCTGCGACTACTATTGCCACGGTGCAATCTGGTTCGTATATTACGGTTGTTTTGCTGAATAATTCAAGCGCAGCAGGTTCGTGGGATTACCATAATTCGCCACCTTCTAATGCAAGTTGGTCAACTAACACGTTGAACTGGGCTGGTTCATATACAAACGGTACATGGAATGGTAATGCTATTGGTATAGGTTACGGCGGCACAGGTCAAACAACTGCTGCTGCTGGATTTAATGCTTTATCGCCTATTACAACAGCCGGTGATTTAATTATTGGCAACGGCGCAAACAGCGCCACACGTTTGGGCATTGGCACTAATGGCTATGTTCTTACCTCTAATGGAACTACTGCTACTTGGGCAGCATCTACTGGCGGTGTAACGTCTTTTAGTGCTGGCACAACAGGCTTTACACCTAGCACAAGCACAACAGGCGCTATCACATTATCAGGAACTCTTGGTATTGCTAATGGTGGTACAGGATTAACTTCTGTTGGCACAAATGGAACTGTTTTAACAAGCAATGGCACAACAGCATCATGGGCCGCTCCTAGTGGCGCTGTTGCTCCTATTGTTTATAACCTTACAACCGTTTCTTCTAATTTAACTATTGTTAGCGGTCAAAATGGTTTTTCTGTTGGTCCTGTAACAATTAACAGCGGTAATTCAGTAACGGTTACTTCTGGTCAAAGATGGGTGGTAATTTAAATGAGCACTATTGCAGCAGGAACAACCAGCACAACGGCATTAGTCCAGACTGCTGATACAACGGGCAACTTAATCTTCCAAACCAATGGAACGACACAAGCTCTGCAACTCAACACATCTGGCGCTGTTGGTGTAGGCTCCACTCCGGCTTACGGTACTAGTGGTCAACCTTTGTTGTCTGCTGGTTCTGGCGCATCACCTACATGGGGGACATTGGGAACTGGTGCTGGCGGTACTGGATTGACTTCTGTTGGTACTAACGGTCAATTCTTGCAATCAAATGGTTCGTCTTTGCAATGGGCTACACCTGCTGCTGGCGCTATGACTTTAATTAGTACTCAAACTGTTACAAATGGATTGCCGACTTGGACAGGATTATCTGGCTACGACAAATATTTTCTTGTTGTTGAAAATTTGTATTGTGTAGGAACGGCAAGTTTTTTAATTGTTCAATTTGGAACAGGAAGTACAACTTGGGTAACTTCTGGTTATCATTTTACTCGCGTTTATAACTATAACGCTGTTGGGACAGGTACTGCTGGAACTAGTTATGATAATGATAATTCACAAGGATTTAGTAATGGAATAGCCATTTCAGCAAATGACCTTAATGCGTCAAATACTTATTCTTCTATGAAATTTCTTATTACTAATTTTAATAATTCTGGAGCAATTAATCTTGTTGGAGATTCTGCAACTATTACAAATTCTTATCAAAGATATTATGGAATTAATGGAAGTTTAACTTCCAACTCTTCTTTAGCAACTGCTATAAGAATTAACTTTCAAACAAGTTCATCGGGTCTTACTGGCACGGCATCCCTCTACGGCATCTCATCTTAATAGGAGTTAATTATGGTAGCACTTAACGACACCATCGTTGCGTATCTCACAGTCAACAACATTGCTTTCGCTCCCGGCGATTACCAAACTGGTCAGCCTGAAGGCCAACCAGACCAAGTATTGACTTGGAACACAGAAAAGTTGGGCGCACAGCCCACACAGGCTCAACTGGACGCCGCATACACAACGTATGAAGGCCAACAGATTCAAAAGCAAAACAA